TTCATGAATGTGATTTTTTAATTCACACCGCAAACGAGAAGCACATAGCTGAAGTTTTCGAGCAACAGTGGCCTCTTTCAAAAGCACGCTCAATAATAGACCCTACCGCCAACGCTCAACTCATAGCCGCCGCCCCTGACCTGCTTGAGGCTTGCGAAGAGTTTATGTTTACACTGTCTTACCCAGGAGAGGCTAAACTATTGGCAGGCGTGCTGGCTGCTAAAAAAATATCTATAGCAATCAAAAAAGCCAAAGGAGAATAAGATGGCATCAGTAAACAAAGCAATAATATTAGGAAATTTAGGGCGTGATCCTGAGATCCGCTACACCCAGAGCGGCACAGCCGTTTGTAATTTTAGCGTGGCGACAACCTATAAACCCAAAAAAGGCGAGGAAGTTACCGAATGGCATAACATAATCGCCTGGGATAGGCTGGCTGAAATTTGTGGAGAATATCTCACTAAGGGTTCACAGGTTTATATTGAAGGTCGCCTTCAAACCTCTTCATGGGAAAAAGATGGGGTCAAGAAATACAAGACCGAAATAGTGGCCTTTGAAATGAAAATGCTTGGTCAGGGTCAGGGCAAAAAAAATGATCAGGGGCAAAGGTCCAACCAACAGAGCCAGGGCCAGAGACAGAATAGAAACAACCAACCGCCAGAAGATGATGACTCGGGCATCCCCTTTTAGAATGGAATTTTCTTGACTTTACCTTTTTAATTTTAATAGGAGAAGAAATGATTATAGCAGCATTTGACATTGAAACAATTCCGTCCCAAGAATTACCAGCAGGATTAAAACCAGAATTTGATCCCGAAACAGTAAAATATGGAAACACAAAAGACCTGATAAAAAGACAGATTAAAAAGGATTCTGAACGATTGGCCTTCGAGTCCAAGCTTGACAAAAAAATGTCCACTGATCCCGGACTATGTCAAGTATGCACCTTTGTTGGTATGAAATATGACACCGAGGAAAGGAAGATACTGAAAACAGTTTCAATTCAATGGGGCATTGATGATAACGATGAGCTTGACGTTGTCCATCACGGATGGGAATTCATACAGTCCTGCTACCTTAACAGGCATCCTATAGTCACCTATAATGGGATTGGCTTTGACTTGCCAGTGATGATCATCGCAGCTTTAAGGCAAGACGTGGTTGTTTCCAGCCTCATGTATAATGCCCTGAGAGTTAAATGGGAGGGCAATATTCATCATTACGATCTAATGCTTATGCTTTCGGGTTGGGAAAAAACCAGATGGAAAAAAATGGACTTCTGGTTAAGACTTCTTGGCATTGGACAGAAAACAGAGGGGATGGACGGCAGCGAGGTTTATCCGGCATTCCAGGCAGAGGAATTTAAAAAAATTCAATCTTACTGTGAGGATGATGTCCGCTCAACATGTGAGCTAATGGCAAGAGTTCAGCCGTATTTTGCCCCCAAAGGTGATATGCCGGAAGAAAAGAAAGAATTTTAAGGAGAAGCCATGAAATTAATTGAAAAGATTTTTGAAATAAAGAACCACGAAAGTATGCAATATTTTCAGAAAGATGCCAAAGGGTTCAAAGGAAATTACGTAAAAGGGGTTTCTATTCTGTCCGCATTAAATCCGCTAATGAAAAAACATCGGGTTATGCTTTTGCCTGAAATTATTGACGCTGAAATGTCAGGTAAACACGTTATGTTAAAGAAGCGATTAACATGGTTTGATATTGACAGTGACGAAACATTACCTGTCCTTTGGGTGGATTTCGGAAGTGCTGAAGACTTATCTCAGGCCGAGGGGAAAGCCCTTACTTACAATGAGCGTTATTATTTTATGAAAGCATTTCAGATTGCCACTGACGAGGATGACCCTGACAAGTTTAAAGAAAAGAACAAGCCCTCAGTTAAACTGGCAACCAAAGCCAAAAAAGTAAAAGTTGGGGAATCCGCTAAAAGAAATGGGTGGACAAAAGAAGAAATGGATGACCTTATTTCTAAACCTCCATACGAGATGTCTTCAGGCGCATATTTAAATGAAGACCAAGCTGACACCCTTATACAATACTTCAAGGACAACCCAAAGTCCCAGGAGAAGCCCACCACGGCCCCAGAAACAACCTCTGAGAGCGGCAACTCAAGCCACTTGACCGGGAAATACCCCAGAGAGGGCATGGAAGAGGAAGACAGGGAAATTCGGGCCAGTTTCATCAAGATCAGGACTGCGGAATCCATGTCAACTTTTGTCCATAATCCAGCAAATAAAGATACTATATATTACATGAAGGAAACGTACCCTCATACCTTTGAAGACCTTCGGAATAAGTTCTTTGAGTTGTGCAAAGACAGCGGGGCAAAATTCCCCTTTGACGAACCGAGTCAATAAGACCTCACCGGGTGTCACGGGCCGTTTTCAGGCTTTATGCCCCGTAAACCCACAACCCTGGCAGCGTGGCATGTTCGGGGATCTTCTTGGAGGGGAGATTATGAACAGTACAATTGAGCAGCTTCAAAACATTTTAGATGATGGCCCGGTTTGGGATGGTAACCTCATAGATAAATCAGCCAGGACTCGATTGATGGAAGCTGGCTATGTGGAAAAAATTAATGGGTGGAATTTTCTGACGAAAGCAGGGGTTCTCTTGTGTTCAAATCTCAGGCTACTGGTTGACAGACAAGGCAGAGTTCCTAAATAGCAACACAAAACCCCTACCCCAGCCTTCTCAGAATTTCCGTGGCTGAGAGCGCATAGGGCGTGCATAGCGGAAAACCAATACTTTGTTGTTTGAGAAATTGCAGGCTGGGCGGGGTTTAAGGAGAATAAGAATGGTTGAGAAATGGAAATATAGACAAAGTTATCACAGTGACGAGTACAGGATAGAAACTGAGGGAGGGGAACTTATTGCCTATGTACCCACATCTAACCATGGCAAGATTATAATTAAAGCCCACAATTCAGACATCGCAACCCAGGCCCAGGAGATCGAGCGGCTTGAGGCAGAAGTTAAAGATGATATTGAGATTATTCATGATGCTACAGCTGAGATTCTTGTGCGTGATGATCATGTTAATGTTCTTGAGGCCCAGCGGGATGAGTTGGCTGAAATAGCAGACAGGGCTGTATCCACACTCGTAAGGTTAGGGTGGGATAAAGAGATCACTAAAGGTTGGCAAAGTATACTCAACTCGATCAAAAAGGAGAAAGACGATGGCAATAAAAATTGAAATCAAGGATGGCCTTGGAGACACCCAAAAAATAGTTACTGTTGTGGATGCCTTTTATCCCGGTGGCACTCTTAATGTCAGTACGAAAACCTTACGACAACTCCAAACCGAGATCAACAAGGCTCTGGGTGATGGTTGGATATCTGTTGATGATCCGCCTAAAAACAATGACGAGGTTCTAATCTGTGATGCCTACTGTACCAACACTTACTCGTTTCCGTATAACGTGGAACAGTCATACCGACTTGCATTTTACGAAAACGATTTATGGCATCCATCTCTGGGGATTGAGGACACAGAAACATATGAGGATGTAACTCACTGGCGACCACTCCCAGCCCCACCCCAGGAAACCACTGAGCGGGTCGATGAAGAGGTTGAGAAGCCTGTCTGCCCTGAGTGTGGTGACAGTAAGATAAAATCCCCAGGCAACATGATGTCGGCATCTGTAAGTAACTGCGACTGCCAGGAAGAGAAACCTTAAACTTTTGACAGGACTTTGGAATTGGAGGGCCAAGCCATGATTGAATTTATCAAACTGTTCTTTACAGATGATTTATATTTTGTCACAACTATCACTACAATCGCATTTTTAGCCACTTTAATTTATGCCGGTTATAGGATTTTAACATGATACCAAAAGATAAACTCTACCACCTGATCACCGGGGCCGGGATAGCCTCCTGGCTGATCGTGATCTTCTTCTTCTACCCGGTTGCCAATCACCATAGGATCATCTGGGTGGCAGTCCTGGCCTTCGGGGTGGGAAAGGAATTGATCTGGGATTTATCCTGGGGAAAAGGTCAATTCGACCTGATGGATATTGTAGCAACTTTAGCAGGCGGTTCAATCGCCATGATAGGAGGGTGAGAGATGCCTGATTGGGTAATTGCAGGAGAGCCAAAAGGTTCGTTCCCAAAAGTGAAGGGAGTCTATGAAATACGGGATTCCAGAAAAGGGGTTTTTGAAGGAAAAATAATTGACGTTCGAGGAGATTTTGCTGACGTGGAAGTTCTCTCTGGCAAAATCCATTGGGTCTCAAAAGAAAATAATTTATTTAATCCCGATCCAGAAGTTGTTTCAATTAGAGATATTTTAGTTTACTTAATACCGAGGATTACTTTAGCAAAATCATCTTGACACCGGGAACATGATCAACTAAAATACAAGGGTGTAAAAATGTTTCCCAAATATTAAGCCCCCTGAGATGGGGGCTTTTTTTATTTCGCTATCGGGTTCTTGCTCTGGAGCCAATCCTTAAGCCCCTTGGTCATGAAGTAGAAAAGAATGACCAGCAGGTAAACGGCTCCAATAGTAATCTTAATGCCGTAAATCTCCAGGATCACCACTTTCATTTTTGTCTCAAATTCTTCATCAAACAAATAAGACCACATCACCATAGTATGCAGAGATATGGCAATGTAGGGCCGGACAAACCGAGAAAGCCAACCTGATTCCCGGATGTCCTTATTACGATCTCTCTCGTTCTCATACTCTGCCAAGTCACCGTCTCGCTTGGCCTCAGTGAGAGCGATAGAGATAGATGCCATGTTAGAGTCTCTGACTGTCTTGTCCACCCATATCTTATCTGCAACCTTACTAAGCGCACCAATTACCGTGCTGGTTACCCCCGTTCCAGAGGCAGCCTTAACCCCGCCTTTAATGATATCTAAGAATCCCATATCAATAAACCTCTTTAATCGTCAAATGAAATTCCATGTTTGCGCCCATGATCTCCATGAACTTCTTAAACGTCTTCCCAGAGTTCAGGATAGCCCGGTCATACGCTCCAAGCTTGCCCACCGTGTCGCCCAGGAGAATGCACCCCGCAGTGTCGTCAACCTTATTCCCGGCATGAAAAAGAACGCTGGTGCGGCCCGGTACGTTCGTCACCTGGAAGGTGTCAGGATATTTAGCCGATGAATACCGCTTGCACATGTATTGCTGTGCCGGGATAGATGATATATTAGAGGCGTTCAGTTTATCAGGCGGCTCCAAGGTGAAGCAAAATACTTTTTTGTTGACCTTGAGAACGCCGATAGTGCCAAAGCGATGATCCTCTTCCAAGCGTATTAATTCAATTATTGGTGTCATTGTTTCCTCACTAACTTTAAGATATCCTTGATATCCTGTTTCATTTCCTTAACATCATCTTCTATATTTTTGATCATAGTGGTTTGCTGACCGATGATAACATCCTGCTTGTCAATTCGATCTTCTTGAGATTTAACATCTTCTTTAACCTCAGAAATTGTGGATTCATTGGCAGAGGCCTTGTTGCCCAAGATAGCATATCCACCACTGAAAGTAGCCACCATGCCAAATATCACAAGAAGAGCTACGATAAAATCGGGCCTGATTAATTTTTCACCCCACGGTAAAGTCATTTCAAGTTCTCCGGGTTAAGGGTTCTCTAACTGTTCAACTCTGTCTTTAAGTCGGTTGAGGCGTTCAGTGTGATTATCAATAATATCTTTCAGGCTCCGTGGGCTGATTTCAGGTAACTTAAAAACCAACCACTTCCCATCAAAATGATGTTGGACAGCCCTTAAAACATATCCATTGGCTAACTGGTCAATTATTATCTGCCTTTTTTCTTCTGGTGTACTGAATGGTATTCTCATTTAAACCACCGTTCCCAGTGTTATAGTATATTCATTGTCGGTCTTTAAAAACACATCAGAAATAGTAATTGCTCCAAGGTTGCCCCCGGCAGCAGTTCCAGCCCTAATAAACAATGCCACTGTGTCGCCAGAATCGAAAATCAAATCCTCAGAAACAGTGACATCAGCAGTCCCGCCGGTAACGAGAACGTTTGAAGTTCCGACAAAAACACCGTTTCGTTTCCACTGTGAAAAATAATCCCGTGCGCTGTCTGATGAGCCTCTTATTGTATATTCTGTTCTGAACTCGCCACCTTGTTTAGTATTAATTTTTCTGCTTTGTTGGAAGGTTGTCAAAAGAACAGGACTTGAAACAGAGGTCCATGTAATCGCCACTGTTGAGGCGGCAATAGGAACATCGCCAGGGTTGATACTGACACCCTCAGACATAAACACATCATCAAAGCGTGTGATCCCAGAACTGTCAATGTCTGTGGTCCCGCCAATAATACTTACTTGGGCAATGACCGCACTTGAATTGGGTGGAGATAACGCCACGGTTTTACTGATCCATCCCGTTGATGCCTCTGAGGTTGCGCTATAAACAGTCTCACTTCCAACGGTGGTCAAAGCTCCATTGAGATAATCAACAATTACCTCGTTTTTAGCCCCGGCACTTGCTGACCGTTGAATACTGAAACTTAAATTAAATGGATCAACATTGTTGACATCAAAAGAATCAGACTTCAAGAAGCCGCCGCCATTGCCAGCACCAGAGGGGAAGGTAAATTGAAACGAATTTTTACCGTGGACCGATATGCTTGTAGATATAACTCCGGCACCGCCAGCAGAAAGGGTCCGTGTCCAATTATCGGGAACTCCGTCAGCATCCGTGTCAATCTCAAAAGAGCCGTTAGAGGGTAATGTCGGCCCGCCCCCTACCTGACTATTAAGAAAGTCCTCATTGTCTTTGACCCTTCCCCAGAGTTCGTCTGTTACCGGGCTATCAGGGTCAATCCATGTTGCCGGAATTGTAATAAATGCCATGATTAAAATATCCTATATGCTGGATCAGTGTTGTCTAAAAGCTGACTGGTTGAACTTGCTATAAACCCATATTCTTTCTGTGCATCCGAGGCTGTCCCGTAATCAGTTGAGGCCGTGGCTGCTGATATCCAACCCATCGGTTTTTGTCTATGCCTCTGGGTGATAATATCAAGGTCGTTTTCTATCTTATCCCTCTTGACCACCATAAACCTTTCTTTCTCTAAACCGTTGCCAAAAATATCAACAATCTTTTGTGTGGTCACTTTCACGTTTTCACCCGTGGCGATGGTTGAATCCTTCAACTCAAGGGTCATGCTCAGTAATTCTCTGGGGTCACGATTCCTTGAAAGCAAACGGGCTGGCACATTGTTTGCATATCTTTCAACGGCACTTGAAGCATCATTACCCAAGCGAATCCAACGGCTGAAAATCCTTTCTTCTGAAACTTGATCATATTCCTGAGTTGATTCAGCATCAACATCAATTACAATATTAATGCGGTTGTATGCAACTGGATCATCGAAGTCATCAATGTGGTTATACTCCCAATACATTGAAGTCCTGGAAATCCTTGAATCGGCATTAAGGTTTAACGATTGTGTTTCCTCAATAATATTCGCTTCCTCACTGACGGTTGAATAAACTCGGCCCGGCTGGTTAGGTAGATCCCTCTTGATTGTAATTTGTTGATTCTCATCCTGCCATGACCTTGCCCCCACATGCCCGGCTATTTCGAAATAAAGGCGGTCCAAGCGTGTAGGCTCAACGATCAAACCTTCAAAACTTGGCTCTATGGGTATGAGGTCACGTTCAGTCACAAAGGCTGTGGCGTTGATGCTGGTGGCCGGAATACCGCCGTCAATCAGAAGCATGGCAGAGGACATTATATCAAACGGATTGGCCGGGCCGTAATGTCGGGTGTTCTGAGCCTTGGTATCTTCCTCATGCTCTGCCGGGATGGTATTAAACGAACCACGGGTCAAGCCTGAGAGTATGCCCGTCAGATCATCTTTGGACGCATAGGCGATTATTTCGTCATCAATACGGACAAACCCGGTTGAGGTCAGAGCGGTCACGGTGTTCAGGGTCAAGCTCTCTGTGCTGGCAGCGGTCATATTGACCAACAAGGAAAGGTCAAGCTTTTCAGGAACCTCTATCTTTGCAAGGTCTTGAAGGATATCCACAGCAGAGATATTGACACTACCGTCATTATTGAAACTGATATTGTCAATCCGGCCTTCCCAACGTAACTCAAACTGATCAGAAGTAAGGCCCAAGAATCCCTCAAAAATTTTAATTGGCCTGCCCACATAGAAAGGATTTCTGGCAATCAGCCGCCTCCAATAATACCCAGTTTTGTTCACCGTGGCCCTGGTGGTAAAGTACGGATCTTCGGTTGCATCGCTGTCCGGCTCGTCTTCCATCACAATATTGACCCGGCCCTTGACGGTCAAGTCTGTTTTAATCTCAGTGGGCAGGAAGTCGATTGATCGCACATAGGGACGCTCACCTTGAAGAAACGGGGCCGGAGAATTGGACATCGTAAAAGAAAGGTCACGGGTTGAGAGGGCATAGTTCTGGGGGTCTTTACAGGTTGACCTTGTATTATAACATTCAACCCCCGTGGCCGTGCATGGTGAATTACTGAATATAAGAGAGCAAACATCAAAAGTCGGGATGACTTTAAACTGGGGGGTTCTGGCTATGTCGTCCAGGCCATCTTCCCAGTTTTTCGGCTTTGGTGGTTTGGCTTTTGTTCCTATCCCTACAATTTTAAAAGTATATGGATTTTCACTATCGTCATTATTGGCGATTGAAACGATGGCACTATACGGGATAGCTTTTTTAGGATTAAATGCAATAATAAATGTGGTGCTGCCGGAGCCAGCCACCGGAGTTGATGCGTCAGTGACCAAAGTGAATTGGGCAGTATCGCCAGACATTGAAACCCTGGGTGAATCTGTGAGGTCGAGATCTCCACCGCCTGAATTGTCAATTGTAAATGTGTGGTTGACAGATGTTTTTTTAACCTGCCCACCCCAATCAGTGTCATCATTGACAGAAGGGTTGACATCCCCATTGGAAATAGAAATTCCATTGCCAGTTATGTCTATTTCTGGGTCTCCACCACCAACACCATCACCCGTAAAAATTAAATTCTCTGTGTATCCATCTCCAAACGAAGTAAAATCTTCGTGTCCAGGATCTTGATGTTGTGAAGCCGGAGCAATCACATAGTTTGACATTTCAAAGAGGGTTAAAAACTCACCATCTATAGTCAATGTTGAGAGTAGGTTAGTTTGCTCTTCATCACTATAGATAGTTGCAATATATTGACCCTTGCCGCTAGTACCAGCCCCAGCTGTGTAATTTATTTTGGGGTAGCCTACGAATGAGTCTACACCTGTTATATAATCATCTGACGAGGTAGACCCAGGTGATTCTTTTTGTTCACTAACTCTTAATCTTAATCTTTTTGAAGTTGCGAGATTATGGCTAAAATCAAATCGAAGACCATTGTACTCAAGAAAGTCACGTATATCTTTTAATGCGTCACTAATGAAAAATTGTGACATATTATAATTTTCACCAACACCAGTATTAAGATTTATGTTTGAGTAGCTTACTCCAAAATTTACTTCTAAGTCAGCATCCTCGCTTAAGCTAAAAGCGATTGACCCTGTTTTTTCTTCAAGCAATCGAGGATGAAATTCCACCCATGACATCTTTGAGGGGATAGCGGATATCTCACCATCGGTATCAGCTATAATAAATTCAGTGAAATCAAATTCTTTTGTTCCCATAGCTATTCTTCAATATCCTCAATGTCTACTACCCACTCAGTAGCAGGCATTTCGAAATCACCGCCAGGAGTTAGAGCTAAGAGGTCATCCTTATGGTCATCATCAGGAACCTCTGGGATAGCCGCCTCAGTCATTCTTTGACCCTGTAAACCTCTGGCATCATTGAACTGCTCAATCCACCGCTGAAACCTTCGTCTTTGAAACCGTCTGAAATCGCTCTCTGGCAAATTGAGGGCTACAGGCATGGAATTAACAAGTCTTGGAGCCAATCTTTTAAGGGCTTCGTATTCATCGGCAGTTAACCCAACCCTAAACCATTTGCCAAGGATTCTATGGATGAACTCAGCACGTCCTTTTAACTCATAAGCATGTTGAAGTTTTCTTCTACGGTTATTTACTTCTGCTGGATACCTCATTAAATCTCCCTCTAATTTCTATCCTTGGCTGTAAATAGGTCTTTACGGTCTAATATTAATCTTCCTTAATCCCGGTCATACTGATCGACCATTCACCTGTAAGGCTCAAGGTCTGCCGGGTGATTTGAAACTGTGAACCCTCGGTCAGTTGAGTAAAATAAATATCTGCCGGAAGGTTACTGGAATCCAGGGCAAAAAAGAATGGTTTTAATTCTGACCCGTGGATGTCCCAGAAAGTCTCATAGTCGCCAAGCAAGAACCCTGTTGATGTTTCTGAGGCCGGAAAGGTGTATTGGTTGGTCACGGGCTTATACTTAATCACGTTGCCCAAGATGTTACCTTGCTGGCTTCTCCTGGTGTCTGCCACGATCCCGGTTCGGCTCGGCACAACCGGGCTTCTCGGTTCGTCTGGAAATTGCATTCTGTTTCCCAGAACAGCCACACCCATTTTCGCAAAAGGTGTCGAAGGCGCATTGATTGTCATTTTCCAATATCGTCCAACTGCCGTGGTGACAAATTCTTCATAAATCAAGCGGTCATCAGAGGTTGGATTGATTGCGCTGGCAACAGTGGTTTCTGTGTCGAATGAACTATTAGTGCTGACCTGAATACTCACGGTGCTTCCAATAGACCCCAGGTTATGCCCTATAATGCCCAGGGTGTCCGCTGATGCCGCCGTATCCTCAGTGTCAATGGTAATGGTATGGGTTCCGGTAGAATTAGCTTTCCAGAGTGTGTATGTGCGCCAATCAGTGATGTTTGACACAGCAAAGCCCGTATCCGTATCAGAGGCCGTTAAAGACGTGGAATCTTCAAATCGATTTTCATATAGAATATTTGGTGTTGACATTAATCATTCCTGTAATAGACTGTTACCTCTGCCCCTGTACCTGTGGACATTTCAAGATTTAAACCGTTTCCAGCCTCAACTTCAAATCCAGACATTACACCAGCATATCCAAGGACAGCGGATGAGCCAAGAAAAATGCCTGTCGGGATGACTTTATCCCCGAATGTGTCCGTACTGTTTCTAAGATTGATAGTTACAGCCCCGACAGTTGTTGGTGATACTACAATCCCGGTATAAACAGCTCGGCTTTTCTTAACGACCACTGAAACAGTGGATGTTTTAAATAGTGATTTTTGTGCCATGCTATCTCCTAATATACTCCTGTTAAAAGCCCTTGATTTGCGCCAGTTGGAGCTAATATTCCTTCAATAGACAGGTCATTAACTGATCCATCTATATCCGCACTAAGCCCTAATATGTCATTTGAGGCAAAACCATATCGATAATCTGTAAATTCTGATAACGATTCAACTCTTATCTCATACTTGTCAGAATGAATAAGTGTCGAATACGCATCTGAGTACGCTAATACTGTCACTTCACCTTTACCAGCCCCGCCACCTGTATCTGATGTCCTTATCTCAATCCACCACCGAGCATAGGGTGGGGCTGCATGTAAGGTAAAGGAAATACTATCTTGGAGAACACTATTAATCCATTGCCGAGAATTAAGCGTGAGCGGTTTTGGAGCATTTTTACTGGCTATAAGTAAAGTTACAGACGTAGTAGAGCCGGCTGCTCTTTGCTCAACAGTATTTCCTATAGTATCACTCAAAGAAAAAAGCGACATTGAATTTGTATTTATACTTGTCTTCCAAACAGGTAAAAAATTAAATCTATATTTCTGATTCTCACTCGCCGGATAACTAAACACGTCATAAACAAAAGATGATACGTCATTAGTATTTATACCATCAAAATTAATTTCATCTGACGAGACAGTTAAGGAATCGGTAATATCATCCTCTATCATGCCATCATATGGTATAGGTATAAAAGCCATAATTACTCCTCGACGTCATGTGGATCAATTACAAATTCACTGTTTTTACTCATAATCTTAATGTATTTATTGAGTTTTCTGCCTATTGATAGGTCTTTCTGTAGAAAAAACTCTTGTCGGTTATCCATAATTTCTTTGCTTATAAATTCTGAATAAGTAGTGCGACCTCTTAAATTTTCAGGAAAAAAACAATCCCCCCACCCTATTATATCTATAGGCTCTGTTCCAGTATACTGCCCTGGTGTCAGACCATGCTGATGCCATACGGCATGGATATTATGGCATAGAATAGCATTTACCCCTGCGCCTGCGAGTGCCTCGGCTTTCTTGCGTGGTGTATTACAATTTACTGGATACGTTATTGGCATATTATCTCACTCCATCTGAAAAAGCCTGTTCAAGTTTTGGTATTAAAATCCGTGCCAACTCTTGCTCACTGGTCACGCTTCCCTGGACGTTGATTATAATTTTAATTTCTCTTATCGCTGGCTCTGTGGTTGCGTCCTGAATACCTTCAAGGGTTGCTGTGCCAGTTCCCGGAGTGCCAACAGATTCACCAGTGTCGGGGGTTGCAGTGCCTCCCGGTTGTGTAGATAATATCTGAGCAACATTAGCGGCACCAGTAGCGGCGGCGGCGGCGGCAAGGGCTGGCCCAAGGAAAGGACCACCCTGCGCTAAAGCTTTCTGGACTGCCAGAACAGTGTCAATGGAAACTTGAGCAATGGCAATCGCCTTAAAGGCCACGAAAGCCGCCTCGTTTTGCTGGCCCAACTGTTGAAAAAGAACAGCGAAACTGCCAAGCACTGTGGACATTGCTAAATCCCTTACCCGTTGTTTAGCCGCTTCCGTTTCCGTTAATTGCTGGATCTCCCACTGCTCAAAAGCAAGTTGTTCCTGTTGGGATGCGACAAAGAAAGCGTTCAGTCCGGCAAGTTGCCTGTCGGCAGACTCCTGCCTCATAGTTTCCTGTTTTTCAAGCCCGGTCCTGATAGTCTCGTTTTCCATCTCAATCATATCAGCGATGCCACGAGCAATGTCAATTTCAGGGTCAAAAATAAGAAAATCTTTTTCAAAATCTTTTAGTTCTTTTTTCTTGCCCTTCTTACCTTTATCCTTTTCTCTTTCTTCCATCGCCCGATCAAAAGCCTCAATCTGTTCCAGGGTTCCAGTAAGGAATACACCCAAAGCGATCCCCTCTTCAATCAACGCATCTCTGTCAACAAGACCCTTGATTAATCCCTTCTGTAGATTAGCGGTGTCTCCGAGGTCTTTTAGTTCAGCTTCAAGTTTTTGAACCTCTTCCCTAACTTTTTTTACCTTCCCATCACCACCCAAAAACAGCCTGAAAAACGAGAAAGTTTTATTTTTTTCTTCCATCGCTTCCAGTTCATCATTAAGAGCATCGAGTTCAGTGATAACGCCTTCTATTTCTTTATTTACGTTGTCGAATGATTTAGTGGCATCGTCAACAGTTTTAAAGCTTAAGTTTCTGAAAGTCTCGTCCATCTTGTCGAGTTCTTTGTTAGCTAAAAATAACGCACCTTGAATGGCCGTGAAAGTTCCAACTATAATTATCGCTATGGCATTTGTCGCTGTTATTGCCGCCCCAAGTGTTCTGAATGCCACCGCCGCAAGTAAAGCTTTTTGAGCCAAAGCACCCAGAAAAAAAGCGAGCTTCAATGATATAAAAATCTTGGCTGCCTGAACAACCAAGTCAAGGTTATTAAGGAATATTTTAGCACCCCTGGCGGCCCCGTCAAAGGCTCGCTTCATTTCATCCCTGTTGTTTTTAAGCCAGTCAGAAACATCATTTAACTGTTCATTAACAAGGGGCAAGATAGACTGACCCAAATCAACTAATTCAGCGTTGAGTTGACTTTTGATTGTTGTTGTAAGCGCATTGGTTGATTCTCTCCAATCGTCAAAAGCCCTCTGTGCAGAACCAACACCCGTGGACATAGCAACAATTTTTTCATTCAATTTTTGGAAGTCTTGAGAGGCCAGAGCAGAAAGACCCTTCAAGCCCCTGACATTTGAGAACAGTTTCGCCATCTGTTCGGCACTACCTTGAGTTGAGTCCTTAAGTCTTTTCAACGTCTCGGCAAAACCAAGTTGAGCAATGGCCGCCTCAGTGGATTCAAATCCAAGTTCTTTGATAGTCCTCTTCATGTCAACAGTAGGTTTTAAGAGTCCCAGGAACACGCCTTGAAGCTGAACCGCCGCCTCTTCCGTACTTCCTGCCGTCTGTGTGATCTGAGCCAGAGCAGCACCAAGTTCTTTTGATTCAACACCTAAATCTTTTGAGACTTTAGCAAGTGAACCAATGACCGGGACCAGTTCAGCCACCGTGGTTTGACCTTCACGCTCAATAGTAAACAGCAGATCGGCCGCTTCTGCCGCATTCTTAACCTCGCCCTCAAAGCCAGCCATGATCTTGGTCAGACCCTTGATGACCTCTGACTGCTCAATCTGAGCAACTTTAGCGGCTTGAGATGCAACCGTCAAAAGTTCAACTGATTTTAAGGGATCACGGACACCAGCAGAAAGGACTTGATAAAAGCCCTTTGTTAATTCAGTAGCAGTACCAAGGATAGGATCAAGCCCTGCGATTTGTTCCTGGATATCTTTTAAACTGCGGTCAGTAACACGGCCCAGACTGATGACGGCTTCTTCAAGGTCGGCTGATTCAGTGATGGCGTTACCGAATAAGCGTTTAGCCGCAAAGACACCGCCCAGAGCAACCACCGTGCGCCTAAGATTCTTGAAAGCGTTATCTACGCCTTGCGCCCTTTTCTTTGACTGCTGCGCCCACTTCTTGGTATTCCTGTTCGCCTGATCCAAACCCTTCCGAAGTCGGGTTGTATCTGCTTGAAGATCAATAACCAGTGACGCTACCGTTGCCATTTATCCCTGCCTCATTCCCTCGAAAACATTCCTTGATACTGCTTCAACTTGTTTCGGGTCCGGCTTCTCTTCTTTCTTTGGCTCATTCTGTGTTTTAAAATAAGCCTTCCACTCACTCAACTCCCGGCTGGTCATATTCTCAAAAAGATATTGGACCGTCATTCCGAGTTCACGGGCCAGGGAGAACGCAAACATTCGCCCTCCCCGGCTTCTTAGTTTTTTACAAGTTCCTCTTCATCCTCTGCTGAAATACCATTCAATTTAGAGGCAATATTAAAAAGCTTCTGAACAGGCCTTGCACCCTTCCCAGACAGGGCCGGAATGTCACCCTTTGAAAACATGAGCTTTCCCTTGTCGTCACAAACCGTTCTGATAACCAGTTCAGCCCTGAAATTCTCTCTCTTGAATGTGGCGGTGGCATCTTTGTCATCAAGGTTAAAATCATAGATGGCTGATTCATAGTCGTCACGTTCTCCGGCAGTCATCATCCTGACCCTAACCGTGCCGCCCCATTCCTTGACTTCCACTTCTTCAAACGATAAATCGTCTGCCTTTAAAATCTGATCTTTTGTAAGTAACATTTCCCCCTCCGTTAAGTTAAGTTTTTGCGATTAAGCGCACCTCACCAGTCACTTTTAATGTCATTGATACCTTGGCAGCATCATCAACGGTAACGGCGGGTGCGAAGTTTACAACATAAGCATCGAAATAATAGAAGCTCGGCTGGTCGCCAGCGGTTGCCCCTTCGTCAGTAAACCTGATATCAAAAGACCTTAAGCCTCTTTCCTGCTGGTCACTCATCATGTTAGTCTGCTGTGCCGTAGCATCAAAGTTCAGCAACCCCTCAAGGGTCACCTGTCCATTATCCAAAAGTCCAGGGATAAACTCTTTTGCCGTGCTTTGCAAAGAGGTTATATCAATCTCACTGTTTGATTGAGACGGCCCGCTAATTCCTGTCATCTCTGCAATCTCAGCCATCGTCTGCCCGGTTATCTGGATGGCTGTTGAGGCATCCACCGTTGACGGCTGGTAAAGAGTGATGGCAGAGGCCGACACTGCGGACACATTATAAACAGCCGTGTTATTCGTGCCGTTGGATAATATGTTCATTGCAGAGGTATAACCAAGATCCACAAAATCAACCACAGCGGTATCAGAGGAAAGCACCTGAGAGGTTGAGAACGACAAGACACTTGATAATGTCACCACCTCCGTGGTACTGGCCCGGCGTATCTGTACGCCTTGAGATTCCATAGTCATAATAAAACCTCCTTAAGCGGTTGCCCCGGTCACGCCCCCGGTGATTCTGATAGTTCCTGAGAGGCTAACTTTGTCATCAGTGGCAATAGATGGCGAGAAATTAGTAATGTACCCGTCACCCACAATCTGATAACTTGACGCATCATTGAAAGCAATGACCCATTTTTTCTTAGTCCTGGCCCTCTGGTCAATCTGCATGTTTGCCTGACCAGGATCGGCAGGATCAAAATTTCCCTCGAAAGTAAGGTTGCCATTGTCAAGTAAACCGGGAATAAATTCCTTGGCTGTACTTTGCAAGTCAGTGATGTCAATCTCACTGTTTGCAGCATTAGGGCCAGTTATCCCGGTAATGCCCCCAACCAGAGCCGTTGAGCTGGTACTAAGCCCGGTTGATGTCGACCAATAAAGTCTTGCGCCTTGTGATTCAAAAGCCATGATTTCTACTCCCTATTCCATATTGAAAAGTCTATAAATCTTGCCCGTTGTTGTAATTCATCATCCCACTCATCTTCATAACCAGATAAATTTATACTGGAAAAAGCTGTGGTATTTTCCACCGCTTCATGCACAGCGGTCGTGACAGCGTCCATTACCTTAAGAGGTTGGCCTGTCGCCCGTGTACTTACATATATTGTCACTGTCATTTGAGGATTCTCAAGTCCAGCATAACCTTTAAGCGTATATTCCCGACTACCCCCATTCCGCTCGTATGTGAGGGAGGGGGACAAGCTCACACTTTGCGGCAAAGGCACCGGAAATATACGCTCTCCAACCAGTGCCGCTAGAGT